TCACGAAAAGCGAAAGAGCCGACTTTAGCGCTATTACAACGTGGGGTGTGTTTCATCCTAACGAGAGTGATGAGGCAGCGATCATATTGTTGGACGCTGAAAAAGGTCGATGGGAGTTTCCAGCGCTTAAAGACGCGGCATTGCGACTGTACGAAGAATTTGAGCCTGACCTAGTTCTGATTGAGCAGAAGGCGTCTGGGACGCCGCTCACACAAGATTTACGAAAAATGGGTATACCTGTTAGCGGATTTACGCCGGGTCGTGGCGCGGATAAATTTTCCCGCATGAATGCCTGTGCGCCAGTCTTTGAATCTGGTATGGTATATGCTCCTGAATCGCGCTGGGCTGAAGAGGTCATAGAGGAATGTGCCGCGTTTCCGAATGGGGAACATGATGACTTGGCGGATAGCATGACTCAGGCTATACTACGGTTTAGACAAGGCAGCTTTATTCGCACTCGTTCAGACGAGGAAGATGAAGATTTTTATAACTACAGGCGCAAGAGAGAGTATTACTGATGTCAGGCAAAAAAACAAAATCGCAGCGAATACAGGATACTTTAAACAAAGGTATGATTTCTGAGATTAGAAAAAAAGCGCTTAAAGGCAAAAAGGATGAGTTTGGGATTCCTTTTACTTCTCATTACAAAGCCATAACTGGTAAAAATGTGGAGCAGATTGAGGCAAAAAACATGAACAACGGTGGCTGCGTGATGCCCGGACGCGGCGGACAGTTCAAAGGAGTTAGCTAATGTCAAATTGCGGATCAAAAAAAATGAAATACGGTGGCTCCGTTAAAAAGATGAAAGAAGGCGGTGTTTTGGACAAGGTTCGTAGCGCCGCTGAACAATCTCTAGCTCGTAAATCTAAAGACTATAAAATTACTGAGGTAGGTGGCAAGGCTAGAAAACAAAAAGATTTTCCAAATCTTTCCGCTAAAGAGATGAAAAAGAGACAAGAAATGTTAGCAAGGGCTAAAGAAATCGCTCAAGGCATGGAAAAAGGTGGCCCAGCTACGCCAAAGGTTTTGCCAAAGCCGAAGCCAAAGACTTCGACAAACAAAAAAACTGGTGCCACACGCGGTGCTGGCGATGACAAAGAGTACATGCGTAAAGCAGCCGCCGCGAACATGATGTATGGCGGCAAGGTTAAAAAAATGGAAGACGGTGGCGCAGTGCCAAAGCAATACAAAGGCTTCGCCAAGTTGCCTGAAGATGTCCAGATGAAGATGGACCCTGCTGCGGCTCGCAAATACGAAGACGGTGGCGAGGTTCGCGGCATGGGTCGTGCATATCAAGGAAAGCCGAGAGGTTGTAAGGTGCGGTAATGAAAACGATTAAGATCGAAATCAATGTAGATGATCTGATTCCAGACAACGGCTTTGAGCCTGAGATGGAATTTGCCTGTCCTGTTGCAACAGAAGATGCGAAGGTGAACGATGCCAATCGTCAATCGGCTATGGAAAACTACGCTTACGGTCCGGCGACAGAGACGTGGGAAAATAAAAATGCCCGCTGTGGTACTTGTGAGTATTTTGACATTCGATCCAAGATGATTTCTTGCATGGTTGCAGGCATTGGTTACAACGAGGGCATGGGTTACTGCTCTGAGTTGAATTTTGCCTGTGACAAAGAAAACGTATGTAACTTGTGGGATCTTGGCGTTCCTGTCATTGATGGCATGGATTCAGAGATGAATCCTGATGACGATGGGAACCAGAGGGACATCCTGTAATGTTAGAAAGAGAAGCTGGGCGCTGGTTACGGTCTGCCCTTCTACCGTATCGCACCGTGCATGCTTCCCACACTGGCACTGATGCGCCGCGCCCAGCTTCACCCGAAGGTTTTGTAAAGGAAGTAAAATGGCTATTGAAAAAGGAATAGGGTCTGGGGGCGATCTCCCGCTAGAAGAGGGCGACATTCAGGACGCTATTGATGTTGTCGAGTTTCCTGCACAGCCCGGTATCGCTGAACTAGATGACGGCTCTGCCATTGTTGGTGAGTTGATGCAAGAAGAAATGATGATGGCGCAGGATGTGCCATTTGATGCTAACCTTGCAGAATTTATTGATGAATCTGATCTCTCTGTAATTTCATCTGATCTTGTGGGGGAGATTGAAGATGACATGTCTTCACGCGAGGATTGGGAAGACACATACAAGCGCGGCATTGATCTTCTGGGCATGAATTACGAAGAGCGCAGCCAGCCGTTTGAAGGCGCGTCTGGCGTTGTGCATCCCTTGCTTGCTGAGTCTGTTACACAGTTCCAAGCACAAGCCTATCGTGAAATGCTTCCTGCTGGCGGCCCTGTACGCACACAAGTAGTTGGCGCTGACACACCTGAAACATCACAGCAGGCACAGCGCGTAAAAGATTACATGAACTACATGATCACCTACGAAATGGAAGAGTATGATCCAGAAACGGATCAGATGCTGTTCTATTTGCCGATCATTGGTTCAACCTTTAAGAAGATTTACTTTGATCCTTTGTTGCAACGCGCTGTTAGCAAGTTCGTGCATGCAGAAGACTTAGTTGTGCCGTACAGCGCGACTGACCTTTTGACATCACCGCGTATTACTCATGTGATCCGCATGGACAAAAATGAAGTTCTAAAGCTTCAGCTTGCTGGTTTTTATAAAAGCACAGATCTTCCTTCTGGTTATGATGCAGAAGACTACAGTGAAGTTCAGGAATCAATTGACAAGGCGCAAGGCGTACAATTGTCCGGTTCTGGTTCTGAAGAAGTAACTCTGTATGAAGTGCATACCTCTTTGGATATCCCCGGCTTTGAAGATGTGGACGCGGAAGGTGAGCCAAGCGGCCTGAAGCTACCATATGTTGTGACCATCATGGAGTCCACAGGCGAGATCTTGTCCGTGCGCCGCAACTATGATGAGCAAGATCCTTTGATGCGCCGCAAGGCATATTTTGTGCATTATAAATTCTTGCCCGGGTTAGGATTTTACGGCTTTGGCTTGACGCACATGATTGGTGGTTTGTCACAAGCGTCTACCAGCATTATGCGTCAGTTGATTGACGCTGGCACGTTGTCTAACCTGCCCGCTGGCTTTAAAGCGCGTGGCGCTCGTATTCGTGATGAAGATGAGCCACTACAGCCCGGTGAGTTCCGTGATATTGACGCGGCTGGCATGGATATCCGTCAGTCTATTATGACACTGCCGTTTAAAGAGCCTTCAGCCACTCTGTATAGCCTTCTAGGGTCGCTTGTGGACGCAGGACGCCGCTTTGCGTCTATGGCGGACATGAAGGTAGGTGAGATGGGCGGAGAGACGCCTGTAGGCACTACAATGGCGATTATGGAGCGCGGCACAAAAGTGATGAGCGCTATTCATAAGCGCTTACATTACTCACAAAAGCAGGAATTTAAGCTTCTTGCTAACGTGTTCGCCAGATTCATGGCTCCTGCATACCCATATGCTGTACCGGGCGCACCGCCTGAGATAAAGCAGATGGATTTTGACGAAAGAGTTGACGTTCTACCTGTATCTGACCCGAACATCTTTTCTATGTCACAGCGTATTGCTCTGGCACAGACACAATTACAGCTTGTTCAGTCAAATCCAGAGATTCATGGCGGTCCGAAGGGTCTGTATTCAGCATATCGTAAGATGTACGAGGCTCTTGGTGTCACTAACATTGATACGATCCTGCCTGCTCCGCCAGAGCCACAGCCGATGAACCCTGCGAAGGAAAATCAAGAGGCTTTGCGTAACCAAAGACTGCAAGCGTTTCCACAACAGAACCATCAGGCGCATATTGAGGCTCATTTGGCGATGCTTTCTACGCCAGTCGCACAGGCAAACGCTAATATTGTTATGACACTGCAAGGTCATATTTCAGAACATATTGGAATGATGGCTGAAATGCAGGCACAGCAAGAGGTTATGGAGCAAATGGCTCCAGAGGCGCAGATGATGGCGCAACAAAATCCACAGATGATGCAACAAGTTCAGATGGAGATTGAAAACCGAGCCGCAGAGCTGGCTGGTGAGCTTACTGAACAATATGCACAAGCAGTTGCTCCTGCTGATACAACTGATCCGTTGGTAGCAATCAGGCAGCAGGAGCTTTCCTTACGCGGCGCAGAAATACAGGAACGTGCGCGGCAGTTTGAAGAAAAGCAACAATTGGAGCGCGAAAAAGAGCGCAACGATGTTCTTGTCAATCAACAGCGCATTGATCTCAGCGAGGAAGCAAACCAAGAGAAGGTTCGTGTAGCTGAAGAGCGCATTCAGACCCAGCGTGATATCGCTGCGGCAAACTTACGGAGTAAAATGCAATGAGCGCCAGTTCAATAAACAGAAAAGTGGCTGAAGTCGAAAAGGCCAAAAAGGTGGAGCGTAGAAATGCCATTGAAAAAAGGAACCAGCCAGTCAACGATAAGCCAAAACATATCGAAGCTGAGATCAGAAGGGTACCCGCAGAGACAAGCTTTAGCGATAGCCCTGTCGTCAGCCAAGAAGTCCAAGAAAAAAAGCCCGTTGAAAAAAAAAGCGTCTTCAAAAAAAAGAAAGCCGCGAAAAAAGGCTGAAGGCGGCGTAATTAAGTCGTTTTCGCCTATTGCTAGGCCGCAAAGGTTCCAAGGAGTGTTTTGATGAGTGGGAAAAAAGATACACCGCCTCTAAAAGACGTTCTTGCTGGCCTTGAAGATGAGCAGCTAGAGGCTTTGAAAGAAGCTATTAAAGCAGGAAAGAAAGGATACACTTATGATCACAAAACTGGTCAATATGGGTTCAAAATGTCTAAGGGTGGCCTTGTTGCCCGTGGCATGGGCGCTGTCATGCGTAACAAGCCTTTTAAAATACGTTGAGGATTGGTTGGACAAAATCATTGAAAGGGATCTTGGTAAGTGACGGTTGATAAGTTCCTTGAGTGGAAAATATTACCAAGATTTATGATGCTGATGAGTACAGCCATGTCGTGGCGGTGCGCTGAGTGGTTTATGGAATTGCCAGATCCTACAGCGAGTCAGAGTGCTTTCGTTTCTGTCGTGATGGGCGTTATGACAGGTGTTTTTGGTATATGGATGGGGCATGAGCATAAGCCAGCCCTTGCGAAAGAAAAATGAAAACAGTGTGGGTAATGGTGTGTTTCTTTGTAAATTCACCAACTGATATTTTGATTGAAACAAGGTCGCAACATGAAACTATTTCTAAGTGTCATGTTGCCAGTACGTTGCATGGATTTGACAATGATGACCCTAATGAGTGTGTTTGTGTACAAGCACGACAAAAATAATGTTTAAGGTTATTGTTTTAGCTTGTAGTGTTGCTTTTCCAACAGATTGTTGGGAGTATCACGACACAAGAGGCCCATATGAAAGTATGGAAAGATGTACGAAACGGGCTTATAAGATGGGTAATGACATAGCAACAATACATGAGGGCCGCATTATGCCCCGAAAATTTCGTTGCGTACCGTTAAAAGGGACACAGTTATGATAAAATGGCTAAAAAGTTTGTGGGTGAATTGTTCTGTTGATGTGTCACAGCATCGTCAGCATACAACCAAGTACGAAGATTTGTGTATGTGATGACAAAGGTTGAAAGAGAAGTAGCTGCCAGAATGAATGACGGTACCGAGATTACAATACCTTTGCGTAATCTCATATCCATGATAGCTGCCGCAAGCATTGCTACTTGGGCGTACTTTGGGCTAACTGAGCGTATTAGTTTTTTGGAACATAATCTTGAACTGACT